GACAACTCCGCGTCCTCTTTCGAAACGGAGAGGTCAGCAAGCACACATACTCCGCGAAACAGCTCAACTGGAACGACCGCGGGGAGCCATTCGACATCATCGAACTGAGGATTGAGGACGCATGACCAACAAACTCATAGAGGCAATGGCGTGGGCGATCGCTGAGCGGCTTGAGGCATTCGACATTCACGGCATCCCGCAGGCCGCTCTCAAGGCGCTCTCAGACGCTGGTTACGCCGTAGTGCCGAGAGAGCCGACGCGTAGGCAGTTGGAGGCCGCAGAGCATGTGCCGCCACTGTTCACGCCAAGCGACACCTACCGCGCCATGATCAACGCCACCACAACCGAGGAGAGCTAACAAACATGGGCAAGGGGGCGAAGCGCACCAAGCGCAAGGTCGGGGAGGTCCGCCGGGATGCTGGCACCGAGGCGGCGCAGCGCAAGCGGGAGCTATACGGGACCGACGGAAGCGATGCCATTGGCCGCGCCTATCGCTCCGGCCTGCTCGGGGAGGATGGTCAGCGCCTGCTCCAGACGGGCCGCAGCATCAACCGGGCCTATTGGGCGGCATATGGTCAGTTCGGCCTGACCAGCCCCCTCGGTAATCGGGTAGGCGCCGCGAACGATGACGACAACAGCCTTGCCCGCGAGAAGTGGTTGAACGCCACGATCCGCGAGATCGACGCAATGGGCCGTGAGCATCGCAAGGCGTTCGATGAGCTGGTGCTGGACTTCTACCCGGATCATGGGCCGCAATGGCTGGACTTGCTGATCGCCAAGCAGCCGACCGCGACGAGTTGGGGCAAATTGGCGAAGGCGCTGGAAGTTTTACAGGAATTGAGTGCGTAATCCAACTGAAAGGGAGTATTATGACTGCTAAATTGGCTGCCGCGAACCCCACCCCAGCGACGGGACAGGCGCTCCGCAAGGTCTTCGCGATGCTGGAAGATAATTTTGACATCGCCAACGGTTGCTACAGCAACGGCTGCTCCGATGAGAGCATCGCCAAGGAAACCGGAATTTCCGTCGAAGCGGTAAAGAACTACCGCACGTCGGCGTTCGGCAAACTGAAACCGCCGACCGAGTTTCACAAAATCCAGCAGGACTTGTCCGAGCTTGAGAACCTGTATCTCACTCTGGAGCGCAACATGAAGGAATCGCTCAAGGATCTGCGGTTCCGCGTCAATTCCATGCAGAAGAAGTTCGACTGATGGAGGTGCACAACATCCACAATCATAGCGCGAAGGGTCTTCGCCAGAACCTTGATATGTCTCATCGGATCAACGTCGCCATAATGGGCGCTGAAAACGTGATCGAGGGGACGCAATACGCGCTTTCCATTCGGGACCACGGCCAGATTGCTCTAGTCATCTTTGACGAAGCAAAACGGCAGTTCGCCCACATCATCATCGACAAAACGGACATCAAGAAGATTGCGAGAGGATACAAGCAGATGACCGTGTCATTGAGGCTGCTTTGCAGGGAAGAGGCTTAGATGGCCATAACTATAAGCGACCATCAAGCAAAATGGTTTCGCCAAATGATGGGGATATCGTCAGGTGTCAATCGCGATATTGCCAAGGCTGAGGTTGCATTCGTTTCGGACAACGCTGCCCTTTATTTGACCGCAAAGGATGGGGAGCACTGTGTCGGAATCGCGCTATTTGGCGAAGGTGGCAACGAGGTCGCAACTTTTGTGCTGGATAAGAGAGCGTTGAAACGGATTTGCGAGGGCCATAAAAAAATGTCGTTTGTCGCGACTGCACTCAATCGTTCGGGATGATGGCTATTGACACTCCCCCTGTCATATGCCAGACCGACATTCATATCAACGTGGTGGATTGCGCCACGACAATATTCAGGGTCGCCAGCTTAACCGCTCGGCGGCCCTTTTCCGTTTCCGGCGTGTCCCTTTCCGCCGGTCCCGCCGCCAGCACATAGACAATCGCACAATCCTCCCTGTTGGTGAGCGATGATGCTCGGTGGCGGGTAAATTCACACGATCCGAAACTGCCCACCCCTCGGGGAGCAGAAAATGGAGGATTGGCCATGTCTACAGTAGACGACAGTAGAAAGCCGCGCCAAAAAACCGGCGGACGCAAGAAGGGCACGCCGAACAAGGCCACGGCCTCGATCAAAGAGATCGCCCGTCAGTACACAACGGAAGCTGTTGAGGCGCTTGTCGGCGTGCTGCGGAACAGCGAGACGGACGCGGCCAAGGTATCCGCTGCCAAAGAGATTCTTGATCGCGGCTATGGCAAGGCGACAACTGTTCTGGCTGGCGATGATGAGGGCGGCCCGATCAAGACGGTGACCGAGATTCGTCTCGTCGCGGGATGAGAGTAGACGTTCAGCTTCCCCCGAAGCTGGTTCCGGTATTCACTGGTCCCGCACGATACCGTGGAGCCTATGGCGGGCGAGGGTCGGCAAAGACCCGAAGCTTCGCGAAGATGGCAGCCATTCACGCGCACCGCTGCGCGCAGGCTGGTAAGGAAGGGATTATACTTTGCGTCCGTGAGTTCATGAACTCGCTCGACGACAGTTCGATGGCCGAAATCAAGGCGGCGATCCGATCCGAGCCGTGGCTTGCCGCCCATTTCGATATCGGGGATACCTACATTCGCACCGCTTGCCGGCGCGTGGAGTTTATCTTTGTCGGCCTCTCGCGGCATCTGGACAGCATCAAGTCGAAGGCTCGCATCCTGCTATGTTGGGCGGACGAAGCCGACCCGATCACGGAAACGGCATGGGAAAAGCTGATACCGACCGTCCGCGAGGATGACTCGGAAATCTGGGTGACATGGAACCCCGAGATCGAGGGCAGTGCGACCGACCAGCGGTTTCGGAAAGACCCGCCGGACGGCGCCAAGATTGTCGAGCTGAATTTCACCGACAACCCATGGTTCCCGGCGGTGCTGGACGCAGAGCGAGCGAGCGACAAGGAAAAGCGTCCGCACAGTTACGATCATATTTGGGGCGGCGCTTACAAGACACATTTCGAGGGGGCTTATTTCACGTCGCACCTGACAGCGGCGAGGGAGCAAGGGCGGATAACTGTCGTCCCCGAAGACCCGCACATGGTCATTCATCTGTTCGCGGATATCGGCGGGACGGGCGCCAAGGCCGACAACTTCGTTTTCTGGGCGGCCCAGTTCATTGGGCTCACGATCAAGGTTGTGAACCACTACGAGCAGCAGGGGCAGACGATAGGCGCTCACTTGCTCTGGCTACGCAAGCAGGGATACGAGCCGGGCCGCGTCAAGATTTGGCTGCCCCATGATGGCGAGCAGCAGGAAAAGACAATCGACACGTCTTACCGCAAGTCCTTCGAGGATGCGGGCTACGATGTCGAGGTGGTTCCCAACCAGGGTCGCGGTGCGGCGATGCAGCGGGTCGAAAAGGTGCGCGAGCATTTCTCCCGCGTCTGGATCGACGAAGCAAAGTGCGAGGGTGGGCTGAAAGCCATCGCCGCTTACCATGAGAAGCGCGACGAGAAGCGCAAGATCGGGCTCGGGCCAAACCATGATGGAAACAGCCACAGCGCGGACGCCTTTGGCCTGATGTGTAGCGTTTATCAAGAGCCGGAAGCCGATGCGCCTCTGGACCTCACGAGATTAAAGAGAGGGGTAGCATGAAGCCAGTACCCCTCACCGAGGAAGAGCTTGTTCATGCCTTGAAGGCAGAGGGCGAGAGCGCCTGCCAATATTATGAAACCGTGATTGCCGACGAGCAAGAGAAGGCTCTCGAATATTACGATGCCAAGCCGATGGGCGACGAGGTCGAGGGGCTTTCGCAGATTGTCCTTCCCGACGTCGCCGAGGCGGTCGATTACATGACGATCAGCGTGCTTCGCCTGTTTGTGTCGGGCGACCGTGTTGTCGAGTTTCAGGCAAAGCGTGCCGAGGACGAGCAGGTTCTGGAAGAGGCGACCGAGGCCGTCCAGACGGTCTTTATGCAGAGCCAGGACGGCTACCGCGTTCTGCATGATTGGCTTAAGTCGGGCCTGATCGAAAAGATCGGCGTGGTGAAGTCGGTTATCGAGGAAGAGGAACAGACCAGCGTCCGCAAATTCATTGCTTCCGAAGAGGAAATGATGGCGGCCGATGCGCAGGGGCTGTTTCTTGAGGCTGACGTCGAGAGCGAGCAGCAGCCCGATGGCAGTTTCCGTGTCACCGTCCGCAAGACGGCGATGCGCCGCAATTTTTATGATTACACGGTCCCGAGCGAGGAGTTCCGTTTTTCGAGGCGTGCGCGCCACGAGGACAGCGCGGACTATCTGGCTCACGTCTGCCGCAAGACCCGCTCCGACCTTGTCGAGATGGGTTTCGACGTCGAGACGGTGTATGAATTGCCGCTGGGCGACGATGTTCTCCTGACCGATGGCCGGGGAATTGCGCGAGACGAGGATTACGATCCCAACTGGCTCGCCAACCGGCAGGCTTCGATGCAAGAGGTCGAGCTTTGGGAAGAGTATATCCTGATCGACGCCGACGGCGACGGGATTGCCGAGCGCCTGAAATGCTTCCGCGTCGGGGATAAGCTGCTCAAAGAGCCGGAGGTCGTGGACGATCATCCGTTCACCGTGTTTTGCCCGTTCCCGCGCCCTCACCGCATGGTTGGTGACGGGCTGGCGGACAAGGCTATGGATATCCAGCGCATCCGTTCGGTGGTCGCCCGCCAGCTCATGAACGGCATGTATTTGTCGAACATGCCCCGCTACTGGCTCCCGGAAAGCAGCACGGGCAAGAATACCATTTCCGACTTGCTGACCGTGGTCCCCGGCGCGCCCGTACGAGGAAAGGGTGACGCGCCGACTCCGCTTAATAGCGGCTTCCAGATCGGCGACTCCCTCGGCGTTCTGGAGTTCTGGTCTG